TCACATCTTATTTCCAGCAACATAATGTAGCAACCTCGTTTCTGCGTCGAATTCTATTTTCCCTAAAGCGTAAAGGCAGTCCAGTATCTCTATAAATTCGCTTATATCACCAACTGTCTTGATCACTGAGTCATATAGTGTTGAGGGTGATGTATCGCCTTGCTCTAATACATTTAACACAACTGGGAATCTGGAGATTACGCTTCCGTTGAAACTGTTTACCTTATTGGGTAAGCGCATGGAACACCTCACAATTCTGCACAAAGAATGCCACAATTATTTCGCAGGCGAGCGAACTTCTCGCTTTCCCTTTCTTTTTGAACCACTCTACTAATTGCGTGAATATTTCTTCTTGCTTCAGCCCGATTGAAGAAAGCTTCCTGTAACTGCGCTGGACATCATTCGCCACGTCTTCGAAGTTCAGTATTCCTTCGCGCTCCATTTGTGAGAACACAGATTTAATAAATGTGTAATACTGCACCACAAAGCCTTGGGTTTTTATGATTAGTGGCACATTACTGGATATTTTCTCTTTAATCCGTAGAGCGTTATACTCAAGGGTATCCGATAGTTGTTCTGCAGATGCAAAGGGTATCTGCCTCAATACTGCTTCTATCTGTTCTTCCAGATACATTTTATCCAGCATTACAGAGGCATCGAAATTTCGCCTTAAACTGTCCTTGGTATCCAGTAATTGCCTGCATTCCTCCTTAGTGGTATGCAGTTTGTATCGATTCGCACATTCAAGGCAGAGAGCAATTTTATTGTTGTTTGTCTCCGGGTCATAGGTATTGTTTATCAAATCACCTAACTCCGTTCTTTCATCATCAGTAGGCCGAAGCGGGATAATCGGTGTGATCGCGTATCCGGGAAGGCTGTGGTTGTTCTTGTCGTTAACAAGTGGTTTCCCGCAAGAGGGACAGACACTGTTCGCTTCCAAAAGCAGATAAATGTCTGATTCTGGAAGCGCCCTCGGTCGTGCAGGCGAGAGCGGAAGCAGTTCATCACTCGTTTCCATGCCTTTTTTATCAGCACATAACTTATTGGGTTTTTTTATTGCATATAAAAACACTTTTGCCAGAAACTCAGCTAGAGAATCCCCATCTCCTAATGCAAGGAAGTCAGTTTGTTTGCGCTTCGGTATTCCAACATCGGACATAATAAGTTCTCTTAAATCAGCAATCAAATCAGCGACTAAATCAGGCATTATTTCTGGAATGACAACATCATCAAAATAATCACGAGCAGCGTTTATAATTTTGGGGGTGCCAGAGGCATCCTTTATTTTTTTGCGCAAATTGTCCTTGTGGTTGAGAAGGCGACTGGCATGTTTATCAGAAACGTCAAACGGCTCGCCGTGCTGATTTCTGACATCCTCGTTGTCGATAATCAACCCCAACAGTAAACTCACTACATGTTTATTGTCGTCAGCTGCAAGGGTTTTTTGTAGGAGTTTTGCGTATGTCCCAAAACACAATCTCCCCATATAAGCCGCATCCTTCCCATCTCAAGGTCAAAATCAGGTCAAAAACAGGTCAAACTGCGAGGAAATACTTTTGAGTCGCCACCAGGTATCATTTTCTTGTGGGTTACACGATTTTTGCTGGGGCGGTGATATCGACTGACAGCTAATGCTTCACTAAACGTGACTTTAGTGTGCGCAACCAGTTAAGTACAAAAATTCATTAAAGATTATAACACATATTTTAAAATAAATAAACCTATTTATCTGAAACTCAATGTAAATACGTGTAAAACTGCATTATACCGAAAGCATCGATAGTCAACCAAACGAAAAAGAAAGGAGGACAAGCCTTGAAAGAAGTCAGAAACCTTGATGACAAGCGGGTTTGCGATATCAGCAGTGATTCAAAGGTCGCTGAAATCGCAAAAAAAGACTGCATCACAAGAATCAGAGCTAAACCAGACGGGACTCTTCAGATCACCCATGAGCGAATCACTGTAAAAGCCTAAACAAGTAAATAAGAGAAATCCGCCCGAACGCAAGACGGCAGCGCGGAACTCCCGAACTAGGGGGTTCACCTGCCGTCTATTTCGTTTAAGCGGATTCAAGCGGCTCTGGCGGATTTCAGAAATCTGAAAGCCAAAGGAGCCAAATTATGTCAAGAAAGTACAAGACTAGTAAAAAGAACCGCACTACCTACATTTATTACGGCCCTAACGGTCAGAAAATCATGGAACTGATACCCGGCGAGAATGGCGTAACCGAAGCCTTAGTCGAAGAGCTTCACGCTATGGACGACACAGATGTTAACGAACAACGCCGTTATGACTACCGCGTCACTGAGCATCTGGACGCCTACCACGATGGCGACGGCGAGGAGGCAGGCGACCGTAACAAACGTCTTGCCGATAACCGGGCAAACCCGGAGACTGTCCTCATTGCTCAGGAGGACGACACTGCATACGCAGAAACCTTGTTCCGGCTCAGCAACGCGATGGAAAGCCTTGAGCTCCAACAGCGTACCCTCTTTGAAAAGAAATACGTTTCCAAACGCTCCAACACGGACATTGCCGCTGAAGAAGGTGTGAGTGAGACGGTTATCAGAAAGCGCTTGAGAAAAATGCATGACAAGCTCCGTAAATTCTTCCCCTAAAAAGGGGGTTCGAACAGACCAGTTTTTTCGCTTATTGGTGAGGGGCAGAAAACGCCCCCGGAAAGGAGGCAAAAAAAATGGGTCTGAAGCACAAAGTCACTATCAGCGTGACCAAACCCGACGGCATCCGCGACCCGGTGCTGAAAAGCGGCTGGCAGACAATCCGCAGCAGACTGCTGACCCTGCTGTTCGGCGAGAAGGCGGACATCCTCGTGATCACGCCCGGCGACTCAGTCGAAACAGTGGAAATCAAGGAAATCAGGAAAGGAGGCGCGGAGCATGAGTAAAACCAAGCTGCTTCTAGATGTGGTGTCTGACCTGCGGTCGCTAGCCGGCAGCATCCAGGCGGTCGCGGGATCAATGGTAGACAACGAGCCTGCTAAGGCTGTACAACCGAAAACGCCAGTACCGGAACCGGAATCAAAGCCCGAAAAGAAGCCGATTCCGCTGGAGCAAGTCCGGGCGGTGCTGGCCGAGAAATCCCACAACGGTTTTACCGCCGAGGTTCGGGGGCTGCTGGAAAAGCACGGCGCGAAGAAACTCAGCGAAATCGATCCGGCGAATTATGCAGCTCTCATCAGGGACGCGGAGGGGCTGAAATGAGTGGAGAAAAACAGCATTTCCTGCTCTCCCCTTCCGCCGCCCACCGCTGGATGGCTTGCACTCCATCGGCCCGGCTGGAACTGGAGTTTGACGACACCTCCGGCACCGCAGCTGATGAGGGGACGGCCGCCCACGCTCTGGCGGAACACAAACTGCGGAAAGCCCTGAAGATGCGCTCTAAGAAACCTATCTCCAAGTACGACTGTGACGAGATGGATGGCTACACGGACGGCTACGTTGCTTTCATCTTGGAGCAAATCGCCCAGGCGAAGCTGTCCTGCACCGATCCGCTAGTACTTATCGAGCAGAAGCTGGACTTCTCCCGATATGTGAAAGACGGCTACGGCACCGGTGACTTCTTGCTCATCACAGACGGAACGCTCCACGTTGTCGACTTCAAGTACGGTCAGGGCGTTCTGGTCGAGGCCGAGAACAATCCGCAAATGAAGTTGTACGCAATCGGCGCTCTGGAACTGTTTGATGGCATTTACGACATCAGTACGGTGTCCATGACCATCTACCAGCCCCGCCGTGAAAACGTCAGCACCCACACTGTATTCAAGGAATCGCTTTACCAATGGGCGGAGGAAGTCCTGAAACCAACGGCAGTAATTGCTTTTGAGGGCGGGGGGGAGTACATCCCTGGTGAGCATTGCCAGTTCTGCCGGGCGGCCGTTAAGTGCCGGGCGAGGGCAGAGGCCAAGCTGAAACTAGCCGCCTTCGAATTCGCCCTGCCGCCACTACTCTCTGACGAGGAGATCTCCGAGGTTCTGGCCGCCATCGGTGACCTGACCAGCTGGGCCAATGAGATTATGGCCTACGCCACTGATGCCGCCGTGAACCACGGTAAGGAATGGCCCGGATTTAAGGTGGTTGAGGGACGCTCCAACCGCAGGTATTCCGACGAGGAAGCTGTCGCGGAAGCTGCAAAAGCTGCGGGGTACCGCGACATCTACAAGCAAAGCCTGATTACCATTACAGAAATGGAGCGCTTGATGACCAAGCCTAAATTCAACGAAATCCTAGGCAGGCTAATTGAAAAGCCGCCAGGTAAGCCGACGCTGGTTCCGCTCTCGGACAAGCGCCCGGCGATGAATATATCCAACGCCAAAATTGATTTTACGGAGGAATGAAAACCATGACAAACACCGCTAACCGCACAAACCCGAACCCGGGAAAGAACCCCATGAAAGTCGTCACCGGCATCGTACGCCTATCCTACGCCAACGTGTGGGAGCCCAAGTCCATCAATGGCGGCACCGAGAAGTACAGCGTCAGCCTGATCATCCCCAAGTCGGATACCAAGACCATCGCGGCCATCAACGCCGCTGTGGACGCCGCCATTGAGGAAGGCAAGGTCAAACTCGGCGGCAAGGTGCCAAACAAGGCTGCCCTCAAACTACCCCTACGGGACGGCGACATCGACCGCCCGGATGATGAAGCTTACGCAAACAGCTATTTTATCAACGCCAACTCCAATACCGCGCCACAGATAGTGGACAGGCAGTTAAACCCCATTCTTGACCGCAGCGAGGTCTATTCCGGCGTGTATGCGAGGGTGTCTATAAGCCTTTATGCTTTCAACACTAACGGCAACAAAGGAATCGCCTGCGGACTTGGCAACATCCAGAAAATCCGTGACGGCGAGCCGCTGGGCGGGCGTTCTAACGCAGCTGATGACTTCGCCACCGACGCAGACGACGATTTCCTGTCATGACGATTAAGCAGAACAGCGAGGTGGGAGGGGCCTTCCCTCCCGCCTCAATAAAAAGCATCTTCTGCGACGTGGAGACCTTCTCCAGCCGTGAGCTAGACAAGTGCGGCGTATTTAAGTACGCGGAAGCGCCGGACTTTGAAATACTTTTGTTTGGCTTTAGCGTTGACGGCGGCGAAGTTCAGGTTGTTGACCTTGCCAGCGGCGAAAACCTGCCGCCTGAAATCCGCGCTGCCCTGACAGATGAGAGCGTCATCAAATGGGCGCATAACGCCCAGTTTGAAAGAATTTGCCTATCACGACACCTTGGGCTGCGATACCTTCCGGCCGCGAGCTGGCGTTGTACTATGATCTGGTCTGCTTACCTTGGCTTGCCGCTTTCACTTGAGGGTGCCACGCTGGCCACAGGCGCGGAAAAACATAAACTGGCCGGGGGCAAGGATTTAATCCGTTATTTCTGCCAGCCTTGCAAGCCCACTAAGGCAAACGGCGGCAGAACGCGGAACCTGCCGGAGCACGACCCCCAAAAGTGGGCGCAGTTTAAAGCATACAACGCCCGCGATGTGGAAGCAGAAATAGAGATAGCCAGGAAATTCTCCAAGTTCCCCGTGCCGGAAGATGAGTGGAAAAACTATATACTCGATCAGGAGATTAACGACCGGGGCATCCGGCTGGATATGGAACTGGTTAGGCAAGCAATCAGCTGTGATGAACGCTCAAGGGTGGAACTGACTAGGGTCATGCGGGAACTTACCGATCTGGAAAACCCTAACTCGGTAGCTCAGGTGAAGGCATGGCTGGTTGAGCACGGGCTAGAAACAGATACGCTCGGCAAGGCGGCGGTTAGGGAACTGCTGAAAACAGCGCCGGGGAATCTGGCCGAGGTGTTGACCCTCAGGCAATCTCTCGCCAAAAGCAGCGTGAAGAAATACACGGCGATGGAGAACGTTGTCGGTTCCGACGGCAGGGCCAGGGGGCTACTGCAGTTCTACGGCGCGAGCCGAACCGGCAGATTCGCCGGCAGGCTCATCCAGGTTCAGAATCTACCAAGGAACAATCTGCCGGATATAGTACAGGCGCGGCAACTCGTAAAAGCCGGGGACTTTGATACGCTGGAAGCTCTTTACGACTCCGCGCCTGCTGTCCTCTCGGAACTCATCCGCACGGCGTTTATCCCAAAGCCAGGCTTTAAGTTTATCGTGGCTGATTTCAGTTCAATAGAAGCTATGGTCATCGCTTGGCTCGCGGGGGAAAAGTGGAAAATGGACGTCTTTGCCGGGAACGGGAAGATCTATGAGGCAACAGCTGCCCGCATGTTCAATGTGCCAATTGAATCCGTCACCAAAGGAAGCCTGCTCCGGCAAAAAGCCAAGCAAACAGAACTGGCCTGTGGCTACGGGGGGTCAGTCGGCGCGCTTAAAGCGATGGGCGCACTTGATATGGGTATCGCTGAAGAAGAACTTAAACCGCTGGTGAACGCCTGGCGAAGCGCCAACCCCAATATTGTGAGTTTTTGGTGGGACGTTGGCCGCGCCGCGATGACCGCTGTCAAAGAAAGAACATGCGCAGAAACCCACGGCATCCGTTTCTCTTACCAGAGTGGGTTCCTGTTCATCACGCTTCCCTCCGGCAGACGGTTGGCTTACGTCAAGCCGCGCATCGAGCTTAACCGCTTTGGCAGTGAGACGGTGACTTACGAGGGTGTGGGACAAACCAAGAAGTGGGAGCGCATCGAAAGCTACGGCCCGAAATCCGTGGAGAACATCGTGCAGGCAATCAGCCGCGACATCCTCTGCCACGCCATGCGGCGGCTGGATGACGCCGGGCTTTCCATCGTGATGCACGTCCACGATGAAGTGGTGATCGAAGCGCCGCCTAGTGTGTCGCCGGAGGAAGTCTGCCGCCTTATGAGCGAGACGCCGCCTTGGGCCAAGGGGCTTCCGCTTCGCGCCGATGGGTTTGCTTGCCAATTTTATAAAAAAGACTGATCCAGAGGGTTCGAATCTCCCCTGAATTTCGCGTATGGATAGGAGCCGTTTATACCGCTCCGAAAATCCATTTTTTCAGGAGGGTTCCATTATGAAGTCACTACAGGTTTTCAGCAACACAGAGTTCGGGATACTTGGCGTACTGACCATTGACGGCAAAGAAATGTTCCCCGCGACAGAGTGCGCCAGGCTGCTCGGATACGCCGACCCATACGACGCGGTTAAGCGGCACACAAAGGGGTCGGTGAAACACCGAGTCCTTACTCCGGGCGGTGAACAGCAGATCAACTTTATCACCGAGGGCGACTTATACCGGCTGATCGTCCACAGCAAGCTTCCCTCCGCCGAAAGGTTCGAGCGCTGGGTGTTTGACGAGGTTCTCCCGTCCGTCCGCAGACACGGTCTTTATGCCGTCGATGAGCTGCTTGCCGACCCGGACCTATGGATTAAGGCATTGCAGGAACTTAAGGCGGAACGGGCAAAAAATGCCGCCCTTACCGCAACGGTCAGTGTCCAGCGGCAGCAGATTGCCGAGATGAAGCCCAAAGCCAGCTACTATGACGTGGTTCTGAACTGCAAGGATGCCGTGGCGATTACCACCATCGCTAAAGACTACGGCAAGTCCGGGCGCTGGCTTAACGAATACCTGCACAGCTTGGGCGTGCAGTTCAGGCAGGGCAACATCTGGCTGCTGTACCAGAAATACGCGCGGCACGGATACACCGTAACCAAGACCCACAGCTATCCCGGCAGCGACGGGGAGATCCACGCCAAAGTGCACACTTACTGGACGCAGAAGGGGCGGCTGTTCATCTATGAATTGCTGAAATCACAGGGTTGTCTGCCGCTGATTGAGCAGGGGCTTGAGTTCGAACAGGTGTAGCCATGGACAGGTTTAATGCCGAAGGCTATCCCGATCCCACCGCTGCTGAAGCGCTGGCGAACATAGCGCGTGAGGAAAAGGCAAGAAACTGGAAACCCTGCGTGTTCATCTGCTCACCATTTGCGGGCGATATTGACCGAAATACGCTGAACGCAAGGCGGTATCTGAAGTTCGCGATAGACAAGGGCGTAATCCCCTTTGCGCCCCATCTGCTCTATCCGCCAGTATTGGACGAGCATGACCCTGCCCAGCGTGAACTGGGCCTGTACTTCGGTATGGTCTGGCTCGGCAAGTGTGACGAGCTTTGGGTATTCGGAAGTTACATTTCATCCGGGATGGGCGCGGAAATCGCCAGGGCGAGGAAACGCCGTATCCCCATCAGGTATTTCACGGAAAACTGCGAGGAGGTGCAGGGCATATGAAAATAGCGGTTGGCAACAGCCGCATGGATAAGAGGTGGAGAAATAAGGACATCACCTGGGATGACTTCAAAAACACCGTCCGCGTTACGAAGCGCACCACCGAAACGGTATCGGAGTTCCGCAAGATGAGCCGCGCCCGGCAGGATGCCATTAAAGACGTGGGCGGCTTTGTAGGCGGCGCCCTGCGCGAGGGCAAGCGCAGGAACGGCTATGTCCTCTGCCGCTCCCTTCTCACCCTCGACATGGATTACGCCAAGCCCGGCGTCTGGGAGCAGATTGAGTCACTCCATGACTGGGCCTGCTGCGCCTACTCCACTCATAAGCACACGCCGGAATCACCGCGGCTCCGGCTCATTATCCCCCTTTCACGGGAGGTGAGCGAGGACGAATACCCGGCACTGGGGCGCATGGTGGCCAAAGAAATCGGCATTGAGCTGTTCGACGACACCACCTATGAGGCATCCCGGCTAATGTACTGGCCGTCCACGCCGTCTGACGGCGAGTTTCTGTTCTACGAAAAGGACGGCCAACCGCTAGCCCCGGATGCCTACCTTTCCAAATACGCCGACTGGCGGGATACATCCATGTGGCCGGTATCCTCCCGGCAATCGGAGGTTGTGCGGCGGCAGATCACTAAACAAGCGGACCCCCTTGCCAAGGACGGCGTGGTGGGCGCTTTCTGCCGGGCCTATTCCATCGAAGAGGCAATAGAAGCGTTTCTAACCGATGTGTACGAACCAAGCGCGCTGAACGGCCGTTACGATTATATCCCCGCCGACTCCTCCGCAGGCCTTGTGATCTATGACGGCAGGTTCGCCTACAGCCACCACGCCACCGACCCGGCCTGCGGGAAGCTTTTAAACTCCTTTGACCTGGTGCGGGTTCACCGTTTCCGTGACCTTGACGATAAGGCAGCCGAGGGCACCCCGCCCGGCAAGTTGCCATCCTTCAAAGCGATGACGGAGCTTGCCGCTAAAGATGAGCGGGTCAAAACCTTACTTGCCGAAGAACGTTACGCAAGAGCGGCAAGCGAGTTTCATGTTAGTGGTAGCGCGGACTGGGAGAGCAAGCTTGATGTAGAGCCGCGAACCAATATCGTCAGAAACACCATCCGCAATCTCACGTTGATATTGGAAAATGACCCGCTCCTCAAAAACATCGTGTTCAACCAGCTATCTGACGGCATGGAGATCAAGGGGGAAGTCCCGTGGAAGCACCCCTCTCGCTTCTGGCGCGATGCTGACGACGCGCAGCTGATTACCTACATTGACTTGCGCTATGGCACGTTTTCGGCACGCAATTATGAGGTGGCGGTAGCCAAAGTTACAGATGACCGTTCCTACCACCCTATCCGCGATTTTATTGACGCCCTACCGGAATGGGACGGGATCCCCCGTGTGGACACTCTGCTGGTGGATTGTCTCGGCGCTAGCGACAACGTCTACGTCCGCGCGGTGACGAGAAAAACGCTCTGCGCGGCCATCGCCCGTGTCCTCTCGCCCGGCATTAAGTTTGACTCCATGCTGGTGTTAAACGGCCCGCAAGGTGTGGGCAAAAGCACCCTCATCGCCAAGCTTGCCGGTGAATGGTTCTCTGACAGTTTGTCGTTAAGCGACACTAAGGACAAAACCGCAGCCGAGAAGCTGCAGGGCTATTGGTTACTGGAGATTGGCGAGCTTGCCGGATTAAAGAAAGCCGAAGTAGAAACCCTGCGCAGCTTCTTGTCCCGGCAAAACGACATTTATCGTGCCAGCTTCGGCAGACGGGCTACGCCACACCTACGGCAATGCGTTTTCTTCGGCACCACCAACGCCGAAAAAGGGTATCTGCGCGACACTACCGGCAACCGCCGCTTCTGGCCCGTGAAAACGCCAGGCGGCGGTAAGCGGCAGTCGTGGCAGCTCACACAGGACGAGGTCCTGCAGATATGGGCGGAAGCGCTCAAATACGTCAAGGACGGGGAAAAGCTGTATCTTGATATCGCCCTTGAGAAACTGGCCAAAAATGAGCAGCGGGAAGCGATGGAGTCCGACGAGCGCGAGGGGCTGGTGCGCGATTACCTTGATATGCTCCTGCCGGAAGATTGGGACACCATGGATTTATACGAACGCCGGGCTTATATAAACGGCACGGAGTTTGGCAACAGCCACAAAGTTGGCGTTCATAAACGCACTTCGGTCTCTAACATGGAGATATGGTGTGAGTGCTTCGGTAAAGACCGCGCCAACTGCAAACGTATGGACAGTAACGAAATCTCGGCGATTATGGCTGGGATCGGCGGCTGGGTTGTTTCACCGAAAAAGGAACGCATCCCGCTGTATGGCCCGCAGTGGGTATATGTTCCAACGACTGTTCCCAGAGCGCAATCCTTGGAACAAAAATGAAGTTGGGAACAAAAAAGCCTGTTCCGATGTTCCAAACTCCGCTTCTCGGAACACTTCATGGGAACAGGCGGCAGCCCTTTATAGATGCGCTGTTTAACACCATGTGTTCCATTGTTCCAATTACTTCTATTAAATATAAAACAGTAAATAAAAGCAGATATAGAACACGCAACCACGCATATACGCGCGTATAGAGATTTTTTGGATTTTGGGAACGCAGGTATCCGGAGGTACTCGTGAGAGAAAAACACATAGAGCAAAAACTGATCCGAGCTGTCCGTGCTGCAGGCGGTCTTGCTATTAAGCTTATGTCGCCCGGTTTCGATGGTATGCCAGACCGCCTTGTGCTTCTACCCGGCGGCAGGATGGCTTTCGTTGAGGTTAAAGCGCATGGAATGAAACCCCGGCCCTTGCAGCTAAAGCGGCATGAGATGCTCAGGCGGCTTGGGTTTAAGGTTTACGTCATTGACGATGAGGGGCAGATACAGCCGGTACTGTCGGAAATTATGGGAGGGGGTGATGCCCGATGAAGTTCATACCGCACGAATATCAGCAATTCGCCATTGACTATCTTCTTGATAGGCCCGTGGCGGGGATATTTCTGGATATGGGCTTGGGTTGAGTAAAACCGTGATTGCACTTTCTGCCATCTTCGACCTTACGCTGGATAGTTTTCAAATCCGCAAGGTTCTGGTTATCAGCCCATTAAGAGTGGCACGGGACCTGTGGCCAGCCGAGATTGAGAAGTGGGATCACCTGCATGGGTTGACGTACACGGTAGCAATCGGCAGTGAACGAGAGCGTAAAGCGGCTCTCATCCAGCGGGCGCAGGTCTACATCATCAACCGGGAAAACGTGGACTGGCTGGTTAACAGGAGCGGCCTACCCTTCGACTACGATATGGTGGTGGTCGATGAGCTGTCATCTTTCAAGGCGTACAGCTCCAAGCGGTTCAGGGCGCTGCGGAAAGTCCGGCCCGGTGTTAAGAGGATAGTGGGTTTGACGGGGACGCCTTCATCCAATGGCCTGATGGATTTATGGGCGGAGATCGGCATCCTTGACATGGGCCAGCGCTTGGGGCGCTTTATCGGCAACTACCGCAGTGCCTTCTTTATCCCCGACAAGCGCAACGCCCAGGTGGTGTTTTCCTACAAGCCGAAGCCCGGCGCGGAGGAAGCCATCTACCGCCTTATTTCCGATATCACCATCAGCATGAAGAACACCGACTACTTGAAACTGCCGGAACTGGTGATGAACGAGGTTCCCGTGAAGATGTCGCCCATTGAGGATAAACACTACCAGACTATGAAAAAAGAAATGGTGCTGTCCCTTAAGGATAAAGAGATTGACGCCGTTAACGCAGCAGCTTTGAGCAGCAAGCTGCTGCAGATGGCTAATGGTGCCGTCTACGATGGGAACGGCGGTGTTGCCCGCCTTCACGACCGCAAGCTGGACGCGCTGGAAGATCTGATTGAGGCGGCAAACGGCAAGCCCGTTTTAATCGCCTACTGGTTCAAGCACGACCTGGCGCGGATACTGGAGCGGTTCCCCGCAGAAAAGCTGGACAGCGCCGACTCCATCAAGCGATGGAATGACGGCGAAATCCCTATCGCTGTTATTCACCCCGCTTCCGCCGGGCATGGGCTGAACCTGCAGGCCGGCGGCTCTACCCTCGTGTGGTTCGGGCTTACCTGGAGCCTGGAGCTCTACCAGCAGACAGGCGCCCGGCTCTGGCGGCAGGGGCAGAAAGACACGGTGGTTATCCACCATATCATCGCCAAGGGGACGATTGACGAACAGGTCATGGCCGCCCTCAAGCGAAAGGACAAAACCCAGACCGCCCTGATCGAGGCGGTCAAGGCAAATTTGTAGTAAATCAACGACAACTAAAGACAAAAGCTGCCAATCCGAGGGAAACAAAACCGAATCGGAGGTAGGCTTATGAGCGAATATACAACAGAACGTATCAGATGCGCGTCTTGCCGGTTTGCGTGTCCCGACGAATCGGCTAGCAGCAGGGCATGGACGGCTTTCCAGTGCGGCAACGATAAAAGCGAGTATCACAGGTGCCTGCTAAACATCACGCCAAACGGCGACAAACAGTCGCGGATATCTTGGACAGGGTGTGAACTCGGGGAAAGGAGGCGGAGTTTATGACGGTTAAGGAGTACTTGGCACAGACCCGGCGGATAAACCGCCTTATAGACGCAAAATTAGAGCAGGTACGGGTACTTCGGGAGCTCGCCGCCAAAGCCACCTCCACTCTCTCGCCGACACCGCCGAGTGAGACGCGCAATGTCCACCGCATGGAGGAGATCATCGCCAAAATGCTGGATCTGGAGAATGAAATAAACTTAGACATCGACAGGCTCGTCGACTTGAAGCGGGACATTGCGAATGCTATCCGTTCTTTGAATAGCCCAGATTACAGGGTACTCCTGGAACTACGCTATCTCTGCTTCAAAACATGGGATGAAATCGCGGCGGATTTTCATTGCAGCGTGCGCCACGTTCACCGAATACACGACGAAGCGTTAGCCGCCTGCTCGGAGCGAGTAAAAGATGTCACTATAATCTGTTGAATGTCACAGCAAAAGTTTGATAGCATTAGAATAGCGAAACGTAGCTTCCAAGTATACAAGCAATCTTTTTTGGAGGACACTTTGAAAATACCATAAACTATAACCCCTTGCATTAAATGGTAATATCATACTCCATTGACAATCATTGTATTTCGTGATAAGCTTCCCTTAACTGGGTGTTTCGCCTATTGGCGAAGCTCCCTTGCCTTTTATATGGGGGCTTGCCATTTAATGGGTATCAACGGAGGGGTTAATTTGGCTAAGGTTAAACTATCGAAAACTACATTTGAAAATCTGGTTAAACACTTGGTGGAAATCGAGGAGGGGAAGAAAAAGCTTCTTGAGGAATACTACCCGGAACAGTCAAAGGAACGTAATGAAATAGAGATGCTTGTGGAAGATTATATCAAACGTGTTGAACAACTTATTATAAATGCAAGTAAGGCGCAAACCACAGACAACAAAATTCCCTTTGTTACCATAGGTAGCGAAGTGGAAATACAAGATTTATTCGACCAAGAAATCTTTGATTACCGCATAGTGAGTCCCTTCCGCAGCAGTGTAAGTGCAGGAGATATTTCATACTTATCGCCGGTTGGCAAGGCATTGTTGTTAAAAAAAGTCGGTGATGAAATAGAAGTTAAAGCACCGGGAGGATTATTCCGCTACAAGATTAAATCTATTCAATTGCATGGGGATTGTGTTTGACAAAATTAACGTACTTGATACTCGGTTAGCAAAATATCTGAGAGGGCGCTCGTCACACGGTGGGCGCCCTTTCACTTTGCCAAAAATGAGGTGAAGTGATGCCCTACAAACCCAAGCGGCCTTGCTCACATCCCGGCTGCCCCAAGCTGACAGACGGCCGGTTCTGCGCGGAACACGCCAAAGAGGAAGCAAAACGATACGAACGCTACCAGCGTGACCCGGCGACGCGCAAGCTCTATGGCCGGACGTGGCGGAAGGTGCGTGACCGCTACCGCGCGGCGCATCCGCTTTGCGAACGCTGCTTAGAGCGGGGACGGGTAACGCCAACGCAGGAAGTCCACCACATCAAGCCGCTGGCGCAAGGCGGCACCAACGACGACGATAACCTCGCGGCTTTGTGTACTTCCTGCCACTCGGAGCTCACCGCGCGCGAAGGCGGACGCTGGGGTCGGTAGGGGCGGTCAAAATCTCTGCAACCCTCGCCCCGGGCAACGGGCGGCGGGTCACGCGCGAAAAAATCACGGTTCAAACAGGGGATTAAGCCCCGCCGCGGCAAGGAGGTGAGGGCGCGTGGCAAAAGACGGAACAAACAGGGGCGGCCGTCGCGTGCGCGCCGGCGACAAGCCGCAGCCCCTCGCGGAGAAAATCACGGCGGGCAAAGCCGCTCGCGTTTTGGAACCCCCTAAGCTGCCTCCTGAGCCGCTGCTTGAAGCGGGCGAACTGGGCGGCACGGCGGATTTATTCGGCGAGGATATGCCCGCCCCAAGCGACTACCTCAGCGCGAGGCAGCGAGACGGAAAACCGCTCGGCGCGGACGCGCTGTTCATTGAGACGTGGAAATGGCTAAAAGATCGCGGCTGTGAGAAATTCGTCAACCCGCGGCTGATTGAAGCCTACGCCCAGGCGTTCACGCGCTACATTCAGTGCGAGGAGGCCATCAGCACCTACGGGCTTTTGGGCAAGCACCCGACTACCGGCGGCGCGATAGCCAGCCCGTTCGTGCAGATGAGCCAGTCGTTCCAGAAGCAGGCGAATCTCCTCTGGTACGAGATTTTCGACATCGTCAAGCAAAACTGCACCACGGCTTTTGTCGGCAATCCGCAGGACGACGTGATGGAGAGGCTGCTCTCCGCCAGGAGGGGCGACAGATGAAGATAGAAAAAATCAAGGCGGAGCTTTTAAGGCCCGCCCGGTACAACCCGCGCAAAGACTTAAAACCCGGCGATAAGGAGTATCAAAAGCTCCGCCGCTCCATCGAGGAGTTCGGCTATGTGGAGCCGGTAATCTTTAATCGCCGGACCGGCAATGTGGTGGGCGGCCACCAGCGCCTGAAGGTGCTGCTCGATTTGGGCCACAGCGAGATCGACTGCGTGGTGGTAGAGCTTGATCCGCAGAAAGAAAAGGCGCTCAACCTCGCCCTCAACAAGATTCAGGGCGAATGGGACGAAACCAAGCTGGCGGAGTTGATGGCGGAGCTTGACGCGGGCGCCTTCGACGTCTCCCTCACCGGCTTTGACGCCGCGGAGGTCGACGAGCTGCTCAACCGCTGGCACGCCAAGGAAGCGGTGCAGGACGATTTCGATGTGGATAAGGAAAAGGAACGCATCGAAGGCGATGGCGCGATCACAAGGCCGGGGGACATCTGGCTTTTGGGCAGACACCGCCTGCTGTGCGGCGATTCCACCAGCGCGGCTGATTTCGCCAAGCTCATGGACGGCGGCCGCGCCCAGGCCGCTATCACCTCGCCGCCCTACGGCGTGGGCAAGGAATATGAAAAGGCGGGCATCGAGCCGTGGTTTCAGACCATCCGGCCGGTGATTAAGAACCTGTGCAGGTACGCGGAGATCGTCTGCTGGAACTTAGGCGACCTATACGCCACCGGCTCCCAGTTCATCGAGCCGACCAGCGTCTATTCCGTGAACATGTTTGCCGAAAACGGCTATCGCCCGATCTGGATCCGCGTCTGGAAAAAGCAAGGGATGAATTTTGGCGTCGGCCCTTATCACCTCGTTTCCAACAAGCCGGTGCAGCAGTACGAGTATATTTCGGCCTTCAGCAATAACGGCGAAGCCGAGGAGTACAACGACCAGGAATATCTGTGGCTCTCGGCCTTCGCCGGGCACAGCTATAGATTTGTAAAACGGCTGACTAAAGACGAGCGCAAGAAATGGGGCTACGCGGGTATCTGGGAGATGACCACGGTGCGCGCCAACAAGGAGCATCCGGCCATGTTCCCGGTGGAGCTGCCCTGGCGCTGCATCAAGATGCACAGCGACCGGGGCGGCATTGTTTTGGAGCCCTTTTCCGGCAGCGGTACCACCATTATCGCGGCGGAGCAGACCGAGCGCCGCTGCTGCGCCATGGAGCTATCGCCCGTTTACTGCGACTTGGCGGTCAAACGCTGGGAAACTTTCACCGGCGCAAAAGCGCTCAGACTGGAGGGATAAGGCTTGGAGATACAAAAAATCCCCGTCACAAAAATTAAGGCGGCAAAATACAACCCCCGCAAAGACTTAAAGCCAGGCGACGCGGAATACGAGAAGCTCCGCCGCTCCGTGGCGGAGTTTGGCTATGTGGAACCTGTCGTCTGGAACAAGACCACGGGCAACGTGGTAGGCGGACACCAGCGGCTAAAAATACTGCTGGCGGACGGCGCTGCCGCCATCGACTGCGTGGTAGTGGAACTGGACGCCGCAAAGGAAAAGGCGCTCAACCTCGCCCTCAACAAGATTCAGGGCGACTGGGACCAGGAGAAACTGGCGCTGGTCATTGCCGACCTGCAGGGCGCGGACTTTGATCTTTCTCTTACCGGCTTTGACCCCGCCGAAATCGACGCGCTGTTCAAGGACACCATTGCGGACGGCGTAAAAGACGACGATTTCGACGTGGAGAGCGAGCTGCGGAAACCCGCGGTGACGAAGCCGGGCGACCTATGGCTTTTAGACAGGCACCGCCTTGTCTGCGGCGATTCCACCCGCGCCGAAACCTTCGCCCTGCTCATGGACGGCAAGGCGGCAAATCTGGTGGTCACCGACCCTCCATATAATGTAAATTATGAAGGCGCGGCGGGCAAGATCAAAAACGACCACATGGCGGATGAAGCCTTCTATCGCTTTCTGCTGGATGCTTTTACCCTCACCGAAAAGGCGATGGCCAAAGACGCGAGCATCTATGTCTTCCACGCCGACACTGAAGGGCTGAACTTCCGTAAGGCCTTTGCCGACGCCGGTTTCTACCTCTCCGGCGCATGCATCTGGAAGAAGCAGTCGCTGGTGCTGGGTCGTTCGCCATACCACTGGCAGCACGAACCGATCCTCTTTGGCTGGAAGAAAACCGGCAAGCACGCCTGGTACTCCGACCGCAAACAGTCGACCATCTGGGAGTTTGATAAGCCCAAGAAGAACGCCGACCACCCCACGATGAAGCCGGTGCCGCTTTTGGCCTACCCAATACTCAACTCCAGCCTGACGGGCTGTATTGTGCTCGACCCCTTCGGTGGGAGCGGCTCCACCCTCATCGCTTGCGAGCAGACGGACAGGGTTTGTTACACGGTGGAGCTGGACGAAAAGTTCTGCGACGTGATCGTCAAAAGGTACATCGAGCAGGTGGGCGGCGCGGAGAATATATTCCTTATCCGGAACGGCATGAAGGCAGCTTTTGGCGATGTGGAGCAGCCGCAATCCGAAGCACAATAATTCCCTCATTTTTCGCATAAATACCTTGCTATTCCACAGCTTCAGAGTGATATATGTAGTCACCAAGAAGCTAAGGAGGCTTATGAAAATGGAAGTAAAATTCAACGTAACCGGCGAGGCCCGCAAAGCGCTCGTCAAGGCGGCAGGAGAAGCCCTCGGCTGGGAGCCGGTCTACAAGGGAGCGCCGAGCTTCGCCTATGTGGTCAGCAATGTCACCATCAGCCGCGATGGTACCCTTTCCTGGGATGAGCGCACAGACGAAGCGGCCATGCTGCATCTGCTCAGTAAATTGCGGGAGATGGGCTTTGTCCCGGCGGAAGAGGAAACCGACCCCGACACGCTGACCATCGAGATGCCGCTTGTGGGCTTTACCGACACGGCGCTGGAGAACCTCAACCGGCTCATCGCCGGCAAAGCGGCGCTGATCAAGAAAGCAATCGGCGCGGACTCCCTCCCCGTCGAGCGCACGGAAACGACGCTTAGGTTCCCCTGGTTTAAGTTCGGCATAGATGGCGCAACAGTCGCCGCCTACTCCCGCTTCATCGGCGCCCTGTGCGCGGCGGCGAAAGGTCAGAAACGGGTTACAGGCAGGGAAAAAGCAGTGGAGAACGAGAAGTACGCCTTCCGGGTGTTCCTCCTTCGCCTCGGCTTTGTGGGCGACGATTACAAGGAGGCGCGGAAAATCCTTTTAAAAAACCTTTCCGGGAACAGCGCGTTTAAGAGCGGCGCCCCTGCCAAAACGGAGGTGGACGCCGATGCCTAAGTTCCCCTCGAAAGAAATGGTGGAGCGGCTGCGCAAAGAGTATCCCCACGGCGCCCGCGTGGAGCTGGTGCGCATGAACGACCCCTACTCCAGGCTACAGCCCGGCGACAAGGGAACCGTGGACTTCGTCGACGACAGCGGCACCCTGTTTTGCATCTGGGACAGCGGCTCTCGCCTTGGCGTGGTCTACGGCGAGGACGCGGTAAAAAAGCTGTGAAATCCCCGATATTTCTGTGGTTTTTCCGCAGAAATAGCTTGCTATTACCCCCTTTCAGAGTGATATATGTGTATGCCGGAAGACACACCACAAACGCCCTTAAAGGAGGATAAACAGCATGCTAACGGGAAGATTCGGGATTGAGATCGAGTTCACGGGCATCACCAGAAGCGAGGCGGCGCGCATCGCGGCGGAACACCTCGCCGGAACGGTGACGAGCGCAGCCGACACCTACGACACCAAGAAGGTCACAGCGCCGGACGGCAGGGTCTGGAAGTTCATGAGCGACGGCAGCATCACCTGCCAAATGAGGCAAGGACGGCAGCGGGTTCCGGCCAGCCGCGAATACAGCGTGGAGCTGGTCAGCCCCATCCTCACCTACCGCGAGGACATCGCCACCCTGCAGGAGCTGGTGCGCAAACTGCGCAAGGCCGGAGCCTTCGCGAGCGCCACCTGCGGCATCCACCTCCACCTTGACGGGGCAAGCCACACGCCGCGCAGCATCCGCAACTTCGTGAACATCATCGCCAGCAAGAATGACCTTTTCTACAAAGCGCTGCAGATTGCGCCGGAGCGGATGAGCTACTGCAAGAAGATGGACAGCCTGCTGGTGGAGAAGATGAACCGCAGAAAGCCCAAAACCCTGCGGGCGATTGAGGAGATCTGGTACGAGGGCTACAGTGAAAGCCGCGACCGGCATTACCACCACAGCCGCTACCACTTCCTCAACCTGCACAGCTTTTTCACCGGCAACCGCACGGTGGAGCTGAGAGGCTTCAACAGCGAGCTTCACGCAGGCAAGATCAGAAGTTACATAGTCCTCGCCCTGGCTTTGAACCACCAGGCGCTGACGCAAAAATGCGCCTCGGCGAAAAAGCCCCAGGCCGAGAACGAAAAGTTCGCCATGCGGACCTACCTAAACCGCATCGGCTTCATCGGCGAGGAGTTCGCCAACTGCCGGGAGCACTTGACCGCACACTTAAACGGCTCGGCGGCCTGGCGGTTTCGGGCGGCTTGAGCCGCCCCCGCGGCCAAAGAGCAAGGAGGACATAGACAATGGATAAGCGCAACAAGCTGTACATCGCCTACGGTTCCAACTTAAACCGGGAGCAGATGGCGGACAGATGCCCCACGGCAAGGGTGCTGGGGGCAAGCATGATGGATGGCTGGCGGCTCCTGTTCCGGGGCGCGCGCGAAAACGCGGTGGCGACGGTGGAGCCTTGCCCAAGCGGCAGCGTCCCTGTGCTGGTCTGGGAGATCACCCAGGCTGACGAAGTGGCGCTCGACCGCTATGAGGGCTGGCCGTTCTTTTACCGCAAGGAAACGGTGAAAGTAGAGCTAAACGGCAAGACAGTCAGCGCGATGGTGTATATCATGAACGAGGGCAGGCCGCTTGGCCAGCCAAGCTGCTATTACTACTCGGTTATCCTTGACGGCTACAGGGACGCTGGCTTCGATGTGGAGATCCTGCGCCAGGCGACCATCGATTCTGCGGAAACGGAGGAAACCGCCTATGAATGAAACGATAAAAGAGCAAATCCTCGCCATCCGGGACAGCGGCGTCACCAATATGTTTGACCTGCCGCGCGTCCAGCACGAAGCCTATGTGCGCGGCTTTTACGAACTTGTGCTGTACCTGGAGGAACACAAGGCCGAATACAGCCGCTTTATCCTGACGGGCGATGCGGATGAGAGAAAATAGCTGACAGTAAATATATAAACAGGAAACAAGGGCTTCTTCGTGAGGCTCTTTTCTTTTGCTCAAACAAGGAGGCGGGCCTATGCGCAAACTGAAGAGATACCGGCCGACCTCCTTCATGGCGGAAGGCTCATACTACGAGAAGGCCGCCGCCGATTACGCCGTTTCTTTTATCCAGGCCCTCTCCCACACCAAAGGCGCCTGGGCGGGGAAGCCCTTTGAACTGATCGACTGGCAGGAGCAGATTGTCCGCGATATTTTCGGCATCCTCAAGCCCAACGGCTGCAGGCAGTTCAATACCGCATATGTGGAAATCCCGAAAAAACAGGGCAAGTCTGAGCTGGCCGCCGCCATCGCCCTGCTGCTGACCTGCGGCGACGGCGAGGAGCGCGCCGAGGTGTACGGCTGCGCTGCCGACCGCCAGCAGGCCTCCATCGTGTTCGAGGTGGCTGCCGATATGGTGCGGATGTGCCCGGCGCTTTCAAGGCGGGTGAAGTTACTCGCTTCCACCAAGCGGCTGATATACCTGCCGACCAACAGCTTCTACCAGGTGCTGAGCGCGGAGGCCTACTCCAAGCATGGTTTCAACATCCACGGCGTGGTGTTCGACGAGTTGCATACCCAGCCTAACCGAAAGCTCTTTGATGTAATGACCAAAGGCTCCGGCGACGCAAGGCGGCAGCCGCTGTACTTCCTCATCACCACGGCGGGAACGGACAACCAGAGCATCTGCTACGAGACGCACCAGAAGGCGAAGGATATCCTCGAAGGCAGGAAGCGCGACCCCACCTTCTATCCCGTGATCTACGGGGCGAAGGAAGGCGATGACTGGACTGACCCCAAGGTGTGGAAGAAAGTTAACCCTTCCCTGGGCATTACGGTAGGCATCGATAAGGTGAAGGCGGCCTGTGAAAGCGCGAAACAGAACCCCGCCGAGGAGAACAGCTTCCGGCAATTGCGCCTGAATCAATGGGTCAAACAGGCCATACGCTGGATGCCGATGGCGAAGTGGGACGCCTGCGCCTACCCAGTAGATCCGGAGGGCCTTGCGGGGCGGGTCTGCTACGGCGGGCTTGACCTCTCCTCCACCACCGACATTACCGCCTTTGTGCTGGTGTTCCCGCCGGAAGATGAGGACGACAAATACAGCGTCCTCCCGTTCTTCTGGATGCCGGAGAACAACATAGATCTGCGGGTGCGGCGAGACCATGTGCAGTACGACATCTGGGAGAAGCAGGGGTATCTCCTGACCACCGAGGGGAACGTGGTGCATTACGGCTTTATTGAGCGGTTCATTGAAAACTTAGGCGAAAAGTACAACATCCGCGAAATCGCCTTTGACCGCTGGGGCGCGGTGCAGATGGTACAGAACCTTGAGGGGCTGGGCTTTACCGTAGTCCCCTTCGGGCAGGGCTTTAAGGATATGTCGCCGCCCACCAAGGAGCTGATGAAGCTGACGCTAGAGGAAAGAATCGCCCACGGCGGCCATCCCGTCCTGCGCTGGATGATGGATAATATCTACATTCGCACTGATCCCGCCGGTAACATCAAACCGGACAAAGAAAAATCCACGGAACGAATCGACGGCGCGGTGGCGACCATTATGGCGCTTGACCGCGCCCTGCGCTGCGGTTCCGGCGATGGCGGCGCTTCAGTCTACGATGAGAGGGGGTTATTGATCCTATGAGCATATTCTCCCGGCTGTTCCGAACGCGGGATAGGCCGCAAAACCGCGTGGGCAGCGGGTTCTCCTTCCTGTTCGGCGGTACCGCCAGCGGCAAGATGGTCAACGAGCGGACGGCAATGCAGGCCACGGCGGTGTATGCCTGCGTGCGGATACTGGCCGAAGCTATAGCCGGGCTGCCGCTTCGCATATACCGCTACAAAGCCGATGGCGGCAAGGAAAAAGCTGTGGGCCACCGGCTGTACCACCTCCTCCATAGCGAACCAAACCCGGAGATGACATCATTTGTGTTCAGGGAAACGCTGATGAGCCATCTTCTGCTTTGGGGCAACGCCTACGCGCAGGTGATCAGGGACGGGCGCGGCCAGGTAATGGCTCTCTACCCCCTGCTGCCGAACAAGATGGATGTGGCGCGAGCCGCAAACGGCGAACTGACCTATACCTACCGCCGCGACGCCGAGGAAAGCCGGATTAACCCGGACAGCGGGACGGTAACCCTGCGCCGGGACGAGGTTTTGCATATCCCCGGCCTTGGCTTTGACGGGCTGATTGGCTACTCGCCCATCGCCATTGCCAAGAACGCCATCGGCATGGCCATGGCGACGGAGGAGTATGGCGCTTCCTTCTTCGCCAACGGAGCCAATCCGGGCGGCGTGCTGGAGCATCCGGGCGTGGTCAAAGACCCCAAAAGGGTGCGGGAAAGCTGGAACGCGGTCTATCAGGGCAGCGGCAACGCCCACCGCATCGCCGTGCTGGAAGAGGGCATGAAATTCCAGGCCATCGGCATCCCGCCGGAGCAGGCGCAGTTTCTGGAAACGCGGAAGTTTCAGATCAATGAAATCGCCCGCATTTTCCGTGTCCCGCCCCATATGGTCGGCGATCTTGAGAAGTCCAGCTTCTCCAACATCGAGCAGCAGTCGCTGGAATTCGTCAAGTATACCCTCGACCCGTGGGTGGTGCGCTGGGAGCAGGCTTTGCAGCAGTCCCTCCTCCTGCCTTCGGAAAAGCCCCGCTACTTTGTGCGGTTCAATGTGGACGGGCTGCTGCGGGGCGACTACCAAAGCCGCATGACCGGTTACGCCACGGGACGGCAGAACGGCTGGCTGTCGGCGAACGATATCCGCGAACTTGAGGACATGAACCGCATCCCCGCCGAGGAGGGTGGGGACTTGTATCTGGTCAACGGCAATATGACGAAGCTGGCTGAGGCGGGCGTCTTTGCCAACCATCAACCGAAGGAGGTCAGCACATGAGGAAATTCTGGAACTGGGTGCGCAATTCGGACGAAGAGCGCACCCTCTATTTAAACGGCCCCATCGCGCAAGAAACATGGTGGGGCGACGAGGTGACGCCCAAGCTGTTTAAAGGCGAGCTGCTGGCGGGCGCGGGCAACATCACGGTGTGGATTAACTCTCCCGGCGGTGATGTTTTCGCGGCGGCGCAGATTTACAACATGCTCATGGACTATGCCGGGCAGGTCACCGTCAAAATTGACGGCCTCGCTGCCAGCGCCGCATCGGTCATCGCCATGGCCGGCGGCGAGGTGTATATGTCCCCCGTCTCCATGCTGATGATCCACAACGTGCGTCCAGATAGGGCGTTTTCAACTGCGGGAATTTAGGTGCCCGCTTCCCATAATTACGGGAAAGTCAACCTGCCTAACCGAAAGGCGAAAGCTGGTACGGGAACAAAGCACGGCAGGAAAGCGGCAAGTTATCCAAAGGCTAAAGGGTACGACTGAGCCGCAATGACAAGGGAATATGAGGTTTAACCTGTGTTTGGTGAACGTGAGGTTTTACGTCCGTTATCATAGGAACGGGGAAACTAGCCTGAAACCCCGTGCGCGATAGACTTTTGATAGGGTTGTGGTCAAAAGTGTAATTACAGCGTCGCGCCGTGAGCAAGAGAACTTGTGTTAAGAAACCGAAAGCGAAACCGACAATTCCCACACCTGTTGAAAATGTTAACTGGAGATACCCTAAAGATCAATGCCGCAAGGCTATGGCGGTTGCGCCTGAATATGACCCACGGGTACGGAGCGCCCATAGTAGTCCGCGAGGGATAACGACCCTTACATGGCGAAGGGGCGCAGTTTGCGCGACTTCAAGAACAATGGCGAAAGGGAGGAGAAACCTCAAATGAAACCAACGCCAGAGATTTTGGAACGTATCAGAAAAAGCTCAACAGACCATAAAGATGGGGTGTTTACCCGACTTTACCGCTATCTTTTAAGAGAGGACGTTTACTATACGGCATATAGAAATTTGTATGCCAACAAGGGCGCAGCGACAAAAGGCACTGATAGCGATACGGCGGATGGTTTTGGTACGGAATATATCGCAAAAATTATTCAAGATTTAGCGAATATGAATTACGAGCCAAAACCCGTGCGCAGGACGCACATTCCAAAACGAAACGGGAAAATGCGTCCGCTTGGAATCCCGTCATTCCGCGATAAAATTGTGCAGGATGTTATCAGAATGTACCTTGAAGCAATATATGAGCCGATATTCAGTGACCGTTCACATGGATTCAGACCGAATAGAAGCTGTCATACGGCCATACAACAAATCACCAAAGGCTTTAACGGTATAAGGTGGTTTATTGAGGGCGACATAAAAGGTTGCTTCGATAATATAGACCACTCTGTCCTGCTATCGCTGCTGTCCGAGAAAATCAAGGACTCCCGGTTTGTAAATCTGATAGGAAAGTTTCTTAAAGCGGGATATTTGGAGGACTGGAAGTATAACGCGACATACAGCGGAACGCCACAAGGCGGTATTATCTCACCTATCCTCGCAAATATCTACTTGCATGAACTTGACAAAAAGATGGACGAACTGAAAAAGGGGTTTGACGCACCGCCACAGCGCACCTGCACCAAAGAGTATGCGGACAAGCAATGGGAGATTGAAAAAGTTCGCCGACAGCTTAAAACCGCCCAAAACGCCGAAGAAATTCAACGGCTCGTGGCTGACAAAAAGCGTTTGCATAAGGAACTTGTCAAAATCCCATGGAAAGACGCTACTGATAAAAAATTGGTATATGTGCGTTACGCGGACGATTTTCTCATTGGCGTGAACGGCACCAAGGAAGAATGCCAACAGGTAAAAACTCTTTTGAAAGAATTTCTCGCAAACCGCTTGAAACTCGAACTAAGCGATGAAAAGACCAAAATCACTCACAGCGCAGAATACGCCAGATTTCTGGGGTATGACGTGAATGTGCGGCGGACTGGTGAACTAAAACGCCGTTCTGATGGAATTGTGCAACGCACACTCAACGGAACGGTGGAATTACTTGTGCCGCTTGGCGAGAAAATCGAACGGTTTGTAATAGACAAAAAGATAGCGAAAGTCGGTAGAGATGGGAAATTGCAGTCACAACACTGTAACCCTGTCCTGCACAACACAGACCTTGAAATCGTAGACCACTACAACTCGCAAACACGCGGGATATGCAACTATTATCGTATGGCAAGCAATTTCAGCAAGCTAAAATACTTTGTATACCTTATGGAGTATAGCTGCCTGAAAACACTTGCTCGGAAACATCAGATGAATATGTCGCAGATAATCCAAAAATTCAGGTTCGGAAAAACATGGGGCATCCCCTATGTAACAAAAAGCGGTCAGAAGCAAATGGTAATCGTCCGCTTTACAGACCTGAAAAGAAGCTGGAAATATGCTGACGATGTGGATGCAATCCCCCAAAGGCATTATGGGTTCAATGAACTTGAAAAACGCCTGAAAGCAAACAAATGCGAGTTGTGCGGCGGAGAAAGCCCCCCATTTGAGATACACCATATCAACAAACTAAAAAATCTCAAAGGGAAAGCCATGTGGGAAAAAGTGATGATTTCAAGGAAGAGAAAAACGCTTGTGGTCTGTCAAAAATGCCATTATGAAATACATGGTAGGAGCTATCATGCGTAAAAGCGCAAATGGAGAGCCGGATACCTTGAGAGGGGTAAGTCCGGTTCGGAGGGGGGACTGCACAAACCTACCGCAGGGATGCGGCAAGGCGGTGTTTTCCTACCCTACCCCAGCACCATCGCCATCGGCGACAGCGAGGAGATGCTACGCGCTAAGGCCTTGCTTGATGAGGTCAAGGAGAGCATCATCAACGCTTATGAATTAAAGTCCGGCCTTTCAAGGGTGAAACTCTCCCACCTGATGGACGCGGAAACCTGGATGAACGCCAAAAAAGCTGTGGAACTCGGCTTTGCGGACAAGATTATGTTCACATCCAGCGAGGAACCGCAAGACTCAGGCGAAGGCCTGATCTTCAGCCGCATGGCGGTCGCCAACTCCCTGCTTGGGAAAATCCCCAAGGCCAAACCGAAAACGGGTACCCCCATCGAGTCGCTGGATAAGCGGCTCTCATTAATTTCCCACTAAATTTTAAGGAGGACAAACACAATGAGCAAAATCCTGGAACTGCGCGAAAAGCGCGCCAAGGCCTGGGAAGCGGCCAAGGCCTACCTTGACAGCAAGCGGGGCGGCGACGGGCTTTTGTCCGCGGAAGATACCGCCGCCTACGAGAAGATGGAGGGCGACGTGGTGGCGCTGGGCAGGGAAATCGAGCGGCTGGAGCGCCAGGCCGCCCTTGACGCGGAGCTTTCCCAGCCGACCAATAACCCCATCACCAACAAGCCGTCTGCCTACGGCGAGGCTAAGAGCGGCCGGGCCGCCGCCGAGTACAAGCGCGCCTTCTGGAACGCCATGCGCGGCAAGCGCACCGCCGATATCCAAAACGCGCTGCAGGTAGGCGAGGATACCGAGGGCGGCTACCTGGTGCCTGATGAGTTTGAGCGCACTCTGGTGAAGTCGCTTGAGGAGGAAAACATCTTCCGGCAGCTGGCCAATGTCATTACCACCTCCAGCGGCGACCGCAAGATCCCCGTGGTGGCAAGCAAAGGCACCGCCTCCTGGGTGGATGAGGAGGGGCAGATCCCCGAAAGCGACGACAGCTTCGGGCAGGTGTCCATCGGCGCTTTCAAGCTGGCCACCATGATTAAGGTCAGCGAGGAGCTGTTAAACGACAGCGTCTTCAATCTGGAGAACTACATCGCACGGGAGTTCGCCCGCCGTATCGGCGCCAAGGAAGAGGAAGCTTTCTTTGTGGGCGACGGCCTTGGCAAACCCACCGGCATCCTTGCCGCCACTGGCGGCGGGCAGGTTGGCGCGACCACAGCCGCCGCGGCAGCTATCACCTTAGACGAAATACTGGACCTGTTCTACAGCCTCAAGTCCCCTTACCGCAAAAAAGCCGTCTTTGTCATGAACGACGCCACGGTCAAGGCCATCCGCAAGCTCAAAGACAGCACCGGCCAGTACCTCTGGCAGCCGTCCATCAAGGAAGCAACACCCGACACCATCCTCAACCGTCCCTTGTACACCTCGGCCTATGTGCCGATAATCGAGGCGGGGGCCAAGACCGTGGTGTTCGGCGACTTCGGCTACTACTGGGTGGCCGACCGCCAGGGCCGGGTGTTCAAGCGGCTAAGCGAACTGTTCGCCCCCACCGGGCAGGTAGGCTTCATCGCCACCCAGCGCGTGGACGGCAAGCTGGTGCTGCCGGAGGCCATCAAGATATTGCAGCAAAAGGCGTAGTTTTATCTTACGGCGGGCAGCCCTAAACGGCTGCCTGCCAGTTTTGGAAAGGGGGGCGGATGCGGTGGCGGTCACACTCGAAGATACGAAAATCTGGCTGAGAGTTGACGGTGAGGCTGAGGACGCGCTCATCGAAAGCCTGATCGAAGCGGCAGAGGAGCTGGTGGAAGGCGTCCTGCGCTTCCCCTTGAGCGAGTTTGCGCAAAGCGTGCCCGAGCCGGTCAAGCACGCCGTCTATTACGCCGTGGCCAAGCTTTTTGAGGAGCGAAACGACTTGAAACACGACGAGCTGACCCAGGTGCTCAAGGCCCTGCTCTTCTCCTACCGAAAGGCGGAGTGGTGATGAAAATCGGGAAACTGCGGCACCGGGTCAGGATTCAGGCATATACCGCCGACAGAGACAGCTTTGGCGCGGAGGAACAGATATGGACGGACGTGGCGACTGTCTGGGCCAATATTACGCCGGTTTCGGGCAAGGAGTACTTCGCTTCCGCGCAAACCAACGCGGAGGTTTCCACAAAGGTCACCATGCGCTATCGCAGCGGGATCACGCCGAAAATGCGCGTCGTCTTTGGCGCGCGTGTTTTTGAGATTATCTCCGCGCTGAATTTTGAGGAGCGCGGCGTCGAGCTCAACCTCATGTGCAAGGAGAGTGTCCCGGATGGCTAAGCGGCTGCGGGTAAAGAAGCTGAAAACGCATATCGAGGGCTTGGACGAGGTCATAAAACTTGTGGAGCAGCTGGGCGACGCGGCGGCGGAGGCGCTGGACAAAGCCTCAGGGGCCGGGGGCGAAATTGTGCTGGCGGCAGCCAAGCAAAAAGCGCCGGTGGATACCGGGCTTTTGCGGGATAGCTTAACGCTTAAAAAAAGCAAGGTGCGTAAGCCCAATATCAAAAGCGAGCATGTGGTGACCAGGGGAAAAGGGGCGGATCATTTCGCCCCGGTGGAGCTGGGGACATCCAAGATGAAGGCCCAGCCCTTTCTCCGCCCGGCTATTGACGAGAACAAGAGCAGCGTCGCCAAGGCGGTAAACGACGAGCTGTTACAAGCCATCGGGAGGGTGAGATGATGAGACTGGAGGAAGCGGTCAGCGGCTATCTGCAGCCAAAACTAAAGGGAGTCCTCTACCCATTCCTCTTGCCGCAAAAGCGCGATCTTCCGGCCGTGGCCTACTTCCCCGTCTCGGTAGAGCGGCTGCACAGCCTGACAGCGGACACTGGCTTTGTAAAGCAGCGGCTGCAGTTTAGCTGCTTTGCCAAGTCATACAAACAGGCGGCGGAGACGGCTAAGACCATCCAAGGGGCGCTGCAGGACTTCACCGGAGCGATGAATGGCCTGACCATCGGCGCTGTCTTGCTCCTGGATGAAGTGTCCGACTATGAACAGGATACGGGGCTTTATTCCGTATCCCTGGAATTTGAATTTCAGTTTGAGGAGGTTTAAACCATGGCCATAGCAGGTAAAAGCGGCAAATTGGGGCTGGGCGCAAGCGCCGTCATGGATATCAGCAGCTGGACACTGGAGCTGGGCGCGGATACGCTTGACGTAACGGCCCTCGGCGACGACTGGAAGAAATTCATCGCCGGTTTAAAGGAATGGTCGGCATCGGCCGAAGGCTTCTACTCGGTGCATACGGACGCCACTGGCCAGAGGGCGCTGCAGGAAGCGTACTTAAACGGCGCGGAAGTCTCGCTCAGGCTCTATGTCAACGCGGCAAATTATTATTCCGGCAGCGCCCATATCTCCGGCCTGTCCGTGGAGGACCCGGTGGACGATACGGTCAGCATCTCCTTCGAGTTCCAGGGCACCGGCGCGCTGGAATACAACTAAGGCGGTGAAGAATCATGCCTTTAGCTGGCAAAGTAGGCGCGGTGTTCCTGCAGACGGAGGCTGAGCCGGTGGCCTTTATCAAGGAAAGCGCCGCGGGCAACCCGCAGAGGACGGCCTATACCATTGAAAACGAAACATTAAGGTATCTGGACAAAAACACGCCCGTTGTGGTGTACGTCAACGATGTGGCGGTGAGCGGCGGGTTTACCGTAGAGCACTTGGGCGGCGTGGTCCGCTTTTTAGCGCCGCTGCCTGAAGGAGCCACGGTGACGGTCAGCGGCAAAAGCGTAAACGTTGACCAGGCGGGCGGCTTCTTTAACTGGAGCGCCGAGCTGGCGGCAGACACGGCGGATATAACCACCTTTGCGAGTGAGGGCTGGAAGGAACACCTGCCCGCCGTGAAGGGGTTTACGGCCTCCGCGGAGAGCTACTGGGCGGACGGGCGCTTGTCGGAAAGGCTCGGCCGGGAAATCATCGTGGCCCTGTATTTGGATACAGGCACCAACAAAAACCGCTATGAGGGCTACGCGGTAATCGCGGGCGACAGCATTGAATTAGCCGCCGACGATGTGGTCAATGAGAGCATCGAGTTTGAGGGCAGCGGCAATCTGTATTACAGGGAGGACTAACACCCAATACTCTGAACATAGACTTAGCTCAAGCCTTACATTATAATCAAAATAGAAAATATAGGGAGATGATGATGTGGGTTACAGGGTTAAGATGAGTAGTCCAGAGGGCAGTTTTGAAACCCTGAAAGATATTTTGCCAAAAGAAAACATCAATCTTGACATACTGTTTATTGCCAAGGTTCCTGCACCTTGTAGCGTTAATATTGGACATTATTTTCAGGGGAAGCAAGGCCAAATGTTTTGGAACATTCTTCAAAATCATGGATTGCTTAAAGTTCCTTTTGGTAAAAAAGAAGATGATGTACTTCTTGAGCACCGATACGGACTAATGGACATAGTAAAAAAACCAAGGGAATATGGATCTGAACCAACAAGAAGTGAGTATATAAGCGGGATGCAAAGGATATTAAACGCTATTAATAGCTTTAAGCCAAAGGTAGTTGTTTTCGTATACAAAGGTGTTTTGGACAAAATCTTGGCGTTTGAATTTGGCGTTAAGGAAAAAGCTTCATATGGTTTCAATGATAAACTCTCAGGATTCTTTGGGGGGAGCAGAGTATTTGTATTTCCTATGCCGGGGACACCTTGTAAAAGTGAAACAGCGAAACGAAGTATGAATGACCTTAAAGAATACTTAAATAAGTGAAAATAGGCTTAGATACTTACACTTAAAAAGCGTCCTTTCAAAAGGGCGTTTTTTGTTAGGGAGAGTGATATTTGTGAAACCAGGCATTACTATAGAGCTGGACAAACCGAGGACGCTCCGTTACGGCATGAACGCGCTGATCAAGATCGAGGAGCTGACGGGCAAGAACCTGACAAAGCTTGACCTCGACAATATCTCCGTGAAAGACCTGCGGACAATTGTCTACGCCGGTCTTTTTCATGAGGACAAAGAGCTGACCCCGGAAAAGTGCGCGGACTTAATTGACGAGTACAGCGACATTACCACGGTGGCCGGGAAACTGGGCGAAGCGATGACGCTGGCCTTCGGCGCGCAGCCGGGAAACCCGCAGGCGGTGGAGGCAGCCGGGAAATAAGCTTTGCCGAGCTGTTCTCCGCCGCCGTAAAGAGACTAAAAATGCACCCGGCCCAAGTTTGGGAGTTGACCCCCTTTGAGCTGGGGCTTTTCTTTGAGGGCTACGCCGAGGAAAAAGCGGAGCGAAGGCAAGAGCTTATCTACCTGGCTTGGCACATCGAAGCCTTCGCCAGGCAGAAGCGGCTGCCCAGCCTAAAGAAAATGCTCAAAGACAGCGGAAGAAAAAAGGCCGCCCCAAGCCGCCTTTCCACGGAGCAGCTGATCGGAATCGCGCGGAGCAAGGGGCTCAAAGTCCCGGCGAAATGGAGGTGATGGGATGGCGGTACTGCGCAATGTGGTCGTTAAAATCGGCGCGGATATCTCCGAGCTGCAAAAAAGCTTAAGCGAGGCGTCCAAAACCCTGGATAAGGCGGGCGAAACCCTCACCTCCATCGGCGGGACGCTCACAAAAGGGCTGACCCTCCCCATCGCGGCCGCGACAACAGGAATCTTAAAGCTGGGGATGGATTTTGACAGAGCTTTCGACAAGATCCGCGTCGGCACCGGCGCTACCGGCGAGGCCCTGGCAGGCTTGCAGGACGATTTCCGGGCGGTCTACTCCACTGTTCCCGCGGGGATGGCCGAGGTGAGTACCGCCATCGCCGATCTGAACACCAGGACGGGCCTGGCCGGGAAACCGCTGCGGGAGCTGTCCACCCAGATGCTCAACCTCTCCCGTATCACCGGTGAGGAGCTCTCCGGCATGATCGCCGGCTCCTCCCGCCTGTTCGGCGACTGGAGCATAGCGGCGGACGATACCGCGGGCACGATGGATTACCTTTTCAAGGTATCCCAGAGCACCGGCATCGGCTTTAACGATCTTAACGCCAAGCTGGTGCAGTTTGGCGCGCCGCTGCGGCAGATGGGCTTTGACCTGGAGACGGCGGCGGCCATGCTGGGGAAGTTTGAAAAAGAAGGGGTCAACACCGAGCTGGTCCTGGGCGGCCTGCGCATCGCGCTGGGTAAAATGGCCAAAACGGGCATTACGGACACCAAGGCGGCGCTGGAAGAAGTCACTAAAAGGATTAAGGAAGCAGGCTCCACCGGCGAAGCCAACGCCATCGCCCTGGAGATGTTCGGCGCCCGCATCGGCCCGGACATGGCGGCGGCCATCAGAGAAGGCCGCTTTGAGCTCTCAGAGCTGGTATCCGCTTTAAAGACAAGCGGGGAAACGATTAACGGCGCGGCCTTTGAGACGATGGATTTCGCGGAGCAGCTTGCCGTGATGCGGAACAAAGCGGCCGTGGCCCTGGAGCCGCTGGGGACTTCTTTGATGCAGGCCGTCAACTCCGCCATGCCCGCCATTGAAGGGCTGATCGGCAAGCTCAGCGCTTTGGTGGACTGGTTTGCGAACTTAAGCGGCGGCTCGCAGAAACTGATCCTCTCATTTCTTGGCATCGCCGCCGCCATCGGGCCGCTGCTGACGCTGGTGGGCACACTCGCAAACGGCGTCAGCTCGGCGATTAAGGCGGTAAAATGGCTGGCCGACGCCAAGAACCTGGCCGCGCTTAAGACCCATGCCCTGGCCGCGGCGCAAAAAGTAGCGGCGGTGGCGCAAAAGGTCCTAAACGCGGTGATGGCGGCCAACCCCCTCGGGCTTGTGATCGTGGCCATAGCGGCGCTGGTGGCCATCATTATCCATCTGTGGAAGACCAACGAGGGTTTTAGAAACGCAGTGGTCGCCGTATGGGACGGCATTAAAACCGCGGCCGCGAATATGGCCGCCGGGATTAAAAGCGCTTTTGACAATATCAGAAACTGGATCAGCGGCCTTGTGGCAAGCGGGGTGCGCTTGGCCGAGAGCCTGGCAGGCGGCATCACGCGGGCGCTGGGCGCTTTGGCGGGCAATATCCGAAGCGCCCTGAACCAGGCGCTCTCCATAGTCACAGGCCTGGGCAAGAGCTTTTTTGACGCCGGGCGCAGCCTGATCGCCAGTATCGCCAGCGGCATCACCAGCGCCGCCGCCAGGGTCGCCGACAGCGTTAAAAGCGTCGTGGCCCGGGTCAGGTCTTTCCTGCCCTTTTCCCCGGCAAAAGAGGGCCCGCTGAAGGATTTGGACAAGTTGGACTTCAGCGGCCCGCTGATTGAGAGCATCAAAAACGCTATCCCCAAGGCGGAGCGGATGCTTGGCAGCCTGCTGGAAGTAAGCCTTCCTTCGTTGACGGTGCCGCCGGAGCCGCCAGGGCAGCCGGTAGCGGCGGGAGCATACGGCCAGGGCGGCCCGCTGGTGGTGGTGGAGAATATGACCGTGCGCGCGGAAACGGATATTGAGGAGATCAGCCGCAGGCTGTACCGTTATATCGAGGCGGCTAACCGGGGGAGGGGGAGATTGTAATGGGGCACTTCTCGTTTGCCGGGGAACACTGCGGCAGCTACTCCGTTTATCTCCTGCGCTCCCCTCTCTCCCTTTTTCCGGGGGCGCGGGAAAAAGTGATCGTCATGCCGGGCAGGCATGGCGTCTTCAGGATGCCGCCCGACTTTGAAGCCCGCGTGCTCAGCTTGGACTGCTGGCTTAAAATCGCGTCATATGAGGATCTCTATCAGCAGCTGGACCGGCTGCGCTCCTGGCTGAACCCGATGCGGGGAGCGCAGCGGCTGGTCTTTGACGACTCACCGGACAGGTACTATCTGGCCACCTGGACGGATGCGGATCTGCAGATGAGGGTGACGGCAAGCCAGGGGCTGTTTACGCTGCGGATGGCCTGCGATGACCCCTTCGCCTACGACCTCGCGCCGGATGAGCTGTTCATGACGACAAGCCCATACACCCACTACCAAAGGGGGACGGCGCCGTCAGACCCTCTCTTTCTGCTGCGGGGCATATCGGGCGGCGGCAGCCAGTTTCTGACGGTCAAAGTCAATGAGGAGCAGTTCACCTACCGGGGAGCGCTCTCCGCGGGGGAGCGGCTGGAGGTGGATGGCCGGCAAAAGACGGCCGTTATCGTGCGGGGGGAAGCCAGGGAGAAAGCCTTGCACCTGCTGGAGCGGCCAAGCTTCCCGCAGCTCACGCCGGGGGCCAACACCATTCAAGTGGTCGCGGCAGGTGGCGCGACCTGGTCAAACTTAGAGATAAGCTGCCGCAACCGCTGGCTGTAAAGGAGGGATACCGTGGCTAAGACGCCATTTAAAAGAGTAACAAGCAGAGAGATCTACGGAGCGGACATCTCCGGGCTGCAGGACGCGGTCAACAAACTGGAAACAGTGCTGGAGATGGACGCGGCCAGTATCGAAAACCATACGCTTTCCCCTGTGGAAGACCAGCCGGAGGAAGCCCTGCACCGGCGGATTTATGAGGGGGATATGCGCAACTGGCTGGAAAGCCCCGCGCCTGTGGTCAGGCGTAGCGGCCAAACCGTTCCCGCGGGGGAATATATTCTGTACGCCGCCCAGGGGATGGTCGTCTTTCATGAGCAGCAACCCCCCGGCGTCACTATCGCTGCGGATTTTTCTTATGTGCACTCTACCTCGCCCTTTAGCGGCCACGTGGGCGCGGGCGGCACAGCCCACGCCTCCGCGACGGCTGAAACGGCCGGGTTTATGACGGCGGGCGACAAGCTGCGGCTGGACGCGCTGGATTATCTGCGTTACCGGCGGCTCGGGCTATACCACGCCGGTATCACCGCCGCCGGGATGGCCCCCTTGACCACTTCGGCCAACAACATCGACCTGCTGCCGTTTTATGTGCCGGCCGCCCAGTCTTTCGACCGCGTCGCCGTCAACGTCACTACCGCCGCCGCTGGCAACGCGCGGCTCGGGGTATACGCCGACAGCGGCGCGGTCTATCCGGGCGCGCTGATCCTTGACGCCGGGGTAGTGACCACAGGCACGACGGGCATCAGGTGGCTGGAGGCGAATTTAACGCTCCTGCCCGGCCTTTATTGGCTGGCGCGACTGCAGGACGCTACGCCGAGCCTGCAGGGCCTGGCCGGCACGGGCATGCTGGCGCTGGGCAGCGAGGATTTGGGGGCGGCCTGGATCACCGGCTACCGCTTGGCTAGGGCCTACGCTGACGGCTTCCCCGCCGCCTTTCCGCCCGGCGCGGCGCAGATCACCGGGGCTAGGCCCGCTGTCTTCCTAAGGAGGGCGTAGCAGTGTATAACAGCGGCAGCCGGTATAACACAGGACACCTTTACAACCGCATTCTTCTCCCCTGGCACCCGGTTCCCTGGTATGACCGGCTGGGCTTCGCCGTGCCTGTCGTCGTCAACAAGCAGCTGGAGCCGGTCGCCCTCCTGCACGACGCCTATGAGATCATCGTGCACCAGACCCTGGGCAGCGAAGACCGGCTGGAGTTCAAGCTGCCTGTAAAGCCCGGCGCGGAAGCTTTGGAGACCGGTATGATGCTTGACCTGGCGGGGAGCGTTTACCGGGCGATGGTGCTCGCCAACGAGGAGGACGACTCGGGGGCCAGGTACTGGCAGGTTGAAGCCTGGGCGCTGTGGTACGATTTGCTGAAAGCTCCGGACGCGCCCGCGCGGGAATGGGAAAACGCCGTAGCGGCGGATGTGCTTGCCTACCTTTTATCAGGCACGGGCTGGCAGGCGGGGGACGCTCCTGCCTCCTCCGTCCGGCCCTTCGTTTTCCGGGGCGGCTGCAACCGCCTGGAAGCGCTGCGGGAGATGGAGCGCCTCTTTCAAGTGGAGCTGGGTTTTCAGACAAAACAAAAGACGGTGTCCCTCCGGGACGCCGCGGGGGAAGAACGCAACGTTTTCTTTTTAAGGGGGAAAAACCTGCGCCGGGCCCAGGAGGAAAGAAACGTAATCGAGCAGGCGACCAGGGTTTATCCCCGGGGCAGGGGCGGCCTGACTATCGCCACGGTGAACAGCGGCATCCCCTATCTGGAGGTGGAGAGCGGCTACGATCCCCCTCCTTCTGCAGTCCTTGTCGCAGAGGAATTCACCGACCCCAACCAACTGAAAGAATATGCCCAGGCGTTTCTCTCCGCCGTCAGCCAGGCGCAGGTAAGCTATGAGTGCGGCATTGTCGACCTCTCCGCTCTGCCGGGTTATGAGGGGGAAAAGGTCAGCCTTGGAGACGTGGTGACGGTTTACGATGAGGATTCCGGCATCTATGTCAAGACAAGGGTCGTGCGCATGCGCTATTTCGTGGAGGAGCCCTGGCGGAGCGAAATCGAGCTGGCCGCCGTCCGCAAAGACCTCTCGGAGACGCTCAGCCAGGTTAAGCACTCCGTGGCTTTGTTTGATACGGCGGATATGGTGGACAAAAAAGACATCGAGCAGCTCTCCGTCTTTAACCTGCTCTTAAACTCCCGGGCGGAGAGCGGCACCGCTTACTGGATAAACGACGGCTGGACGGTGGACGGCACGCAAGGCTATTCAGGTGGCGCGTCTTTTAAAGCTGTGGGCGCGCTGGGCGTATCCAAAACGCTGACGCAGACCGTGCATCCCGCCCACCGGGACAGCTATGTGTTAAGCCTGCGGGCGGCCTTGGATAACATCCGGCTGGGGCCAAACGGCAGGGTCGGGGTTGAAGTGGTCATCCATTACGAGGACGGCAGCAGCGAAACGCGGTTTGTTTCCCTGGTCCTTGCGTAAGGAGTTGTGCGCCATGGCGTTTTTTGAACCTTATCTAAAGTCTGTATCCCCAAGCAAAAAAGTTGAGAGAATCGAAGTGCGCCTTTGCCTGGAGGACGCCAGCGGCCAGGTCAACGTCGCCGACATCGTGCTGCAGGGCGGCAGGCTGGCTACTCTGTGGAACGGCCACCCCGCGGAGCTTCGCTTCTCCTTTGAGTAGGTGAGCGGATGAAGCGCTATTTGTTTCGTTTCGCGCCGGAAGAGGGAAAGCGGGTGGCCAGTATCAGGGTTGACACCGTAATGTCTGACGCCGTTGGCTTTTTTTCCTTTACCGACGTGATGCTCCAGGAAGGAAAGCATTTAACCGGCTACTCCCAAAACACCAAGGAGATGCTGCAAAAACTGCGGGAGAACGGCAGCCCGTCCCCGCCAAAGCACTACAACGCCGTGGTGCGGGGCGCTAAAACCTTGATTATCCCCAACCGCGGCGCCTACTGGGCGGTGGAGCCGGGGGCGGTAATCGTGCCCACGGCCCTGGACTTTCACATAATGGCAAAGGAAAACTTAAGCAAAGGCGTCGCCTTGGGGCAGGACCGGCTGACCAGGCTTTTTTATTTCCCGCAAGCGCTGGCGAGCAACCAGGAGTTAGCGGTTATCGGCACTGAGCGGCGGGTATTGCAAAACGGCAGCCCCGTTCAGTTTAAAGGGCGGTTCCTCTATGCCGCCTGGGGGAATCCCCGCTTCCCTGTTACTCTGCTGGGGCTGGGCGCGGGACAGGCAACTTTGCGGCCGGAGCCTTCGGCCAGGGTGCTCGTCACACTGCAGGAATGGCAGCTGGCGGAAGGGGGGAAACGGATATGAGCGGTATGCGGCAAGAAGGCCGGGGGTTTATGACCTGGTCTTTCTTAAAGACCACCCGGGCCAGGCAGGAGTGGCGGGATTACGGCGACAGGCTAACCCATATGGGGCTGTTTGATTTTCTGGTGCCCGACAACACCGGGCGGATTACCGGCGTTATCCCCGCCGCCGATTTGGAAAGGGTAGCGCGCTGGCCGCATATCACCCACCTGCTGACGGTCAGAAACGACGGCATCCTTTCCCGCTTTCGGGCCATCGTAGAGAACACCAACGGGGCGCAGGACATGTTTATCAGCGAGCTGCACCGCATTCTGGATATGTACCCTTTCGCCACCGGGGTGGATATCGACCTGGAAAAAGGGCCGAACGACAATCCGGACGGCGTGGTGGCCCTGGCGAAGAGGATCTACGATAGCATCAAGAGCCGCCCGATTCAACACTATGTGCATTGGGACTTGCCTCCCATGACCGGGGACGGCGCGCCATCCTGGGAGCGCTGGTGCGATTACCGCCGGATGGAGCCTTATTTTGATACCTGTGTGATCATGAGCTACGCCTTTGCCTGGGCGGGCAGCGCTCCCGGGCCCATCAGCCCGGTGTGGTGGATGGAGGAGATATATGACTACGCGGTAACGCGGATACCGAAGGAGAAAATCTTTCTCGGCATCCCCGGCTTCGGCTTCAACTGGCGCATTGATAGGCGGCCCGTTCCGGGCGCTTACCGGGGCAGCGGCGGCACCTTCCTTGCCTGGCTTGGCTGGCAGCAGGGGGATTTTACATTTCACGAGCTGCAGCCGCGTCTTTCCTTTGCCGGTTTTCTGGACGAGGACAGCCAAAGCCCATACCTTCTCCCGCATATCTACGATTACCAGGAAGGGATGGACGCGGCGCGGGTTACAAGCCCCGTCTTTAAGGTTTCCGGCCAGGCAGGCCGGGTCAGGCGGAATTACCTGGTCGCCTATGAAAAAGAGCCGCGCTATGAGTTTGCCGGGCAGGTCGCGGACAGGACAGGCAGCAGCTTTGACGAGGTTTCCGGCGCTATGACGGTGGGCAGCGGCTGGATTTCCCCCAGGGCGCCCCAGCTTCTCCCCGTCCCGCCGGGTTCGCCTCCCGGGACTCAACCGGTGCTGGAAGAAGAGGGCCTGGCCCTTTTTTCTTTTGCCGTCCCCCAGGCGGGGGAATATGACCTGGCGGCAAGGGTGAATTGCCCCTGGTGGGACCGTCAGGTTTTGCAGCTGCGGCTAAACGGGACACCGCTGCAAATCGGTCCGTTTCCCGACTGGTACCCCCTCCACCGTCGCACCCACTGGCTGAAGGCCGGACGGTTCCACTTGTCCGCCGGAAGCCACACCTTAGAGGTACACGGTGCGGGCAGTCAGTACGGAACACAGTTTTGGGGCTTTAGGGTCTGTTCGCAGTTTAATTTTAGCATGACCGGCGGCGAGGCGGAATTTACCTTCACCCCGAGGAGGCTAAAAGACGTAAACGGCACCCTCGTGCTGCCGGAGCAGTTTATCCTCACCCCCGAAGTGCTGCGAAGCGTCCCGGAGCACGCCTGGGTCTGGTATGACGACTTTAGGGACGACACGCTCGCCTTCTACAACCGCAGCGGCGGGGCCTGGAGCATGGATACAGACCCGGCAAGGCGGGTGTTAATCCAGTCCGACCAGGCAAGCGCGGACGCCCAGGCGCACCTCTCCCACGACGGGTTTGGCGACCTGAACATCCGGGCCAGGCTGCGCATGACGGCGGGGAACGGCACCATGGGCGTGGTTTTCAAAGCCCAGGGGGTAAACGATCTGTATTTATTCCTGCTGCGGCGCGGCACGCAGACGGCGGAGCTTTGGCAAAGGCAAGGCGGGATATGGACAAGGCTGCAGCCGGACGTGGCGCAGGGCGTGAGTTTAAACACTTGGTATACGCTGCGGGTAAGAACACGCGGGAGTGAATTGCACTGCTGGGTGGGTACCACGCGGGTCTTTGCCCTGTCCGCATCCCTGCCGACACTGGGCGGCTTCGGGCTGCGCACCAGCGGCGCCGCCTGTGAGTGCGGCCTGCTGGACGCGGGCGATCCTTATGTTTATGTACCGCAGGAGGCCCTTGACGTGGCTCTGCCGGATGGGCAAATCCAGACACTGGGGCGTATTCAGCGCAGCGGCGTGACATGGCTTGAACCGTGGGACTACTTCCGCTTTGAAGGCCCCGGGGAAGAACCGGCGACCAGGCAGGAAAGCATTTCGACAGATTTCGACTATCTGCACACTGATTCTTTCGCGGCTTTTGACAACGACAGGGCTGTTACCTTCCGGCTGCGCGACCGGGGACTGTGGCTTACCCAGTTTTTCCTGGGAGACGCAAGGGGCTTCTCCATCGCCCACTACTCCGACGCCGAGCATTTCGATATGCTGGCTAACCTGGCGAAGCACAGATGGAGGTTAAAAGGAGTTGGGTTGTGGGCGCTCGGGCACCAGGACCCGCTGGTATTTCGATTGCGTTCAGGAGTCGTTTAGGCGCTCTTACGAAGCTAAACCCCGGATACGGGGGAAGGGGGCAATTTTCAATGAAAGTATTCTGGAATTGGGTACAGGCAGCTTTTACCGCCATCGGCGGTTTTCTCGGCTGGTTTTTAGGCGGGCTGGACGGGTTTCTCTATGCCCTGATTGCCTTTGTGGTAATTGACTATCTGACCGGCGTGATGCGTGCCATCATGGAGAAGAAACTATCCAGCGAGATCGGCGCCAGGGGCATCTTTAAAAAGGTGCTCATCTTTGTGCTGGTGGGCGTGGGGCATATCGTCGACAGTCAGGTGTTTGGCGACGGCGGCGCGATCCGGACGGCGGTAATTTTTTTTTATTTGAGCAATGAAGGCATTTCCATCCTGGAGAACGCCGCGCGCGTGGGGCTGCCCATCCCCGAGAAACTCAGGACGATTTTGGGACAGCTGGGCTCCAGCGATGACGAGGGGGCAGACAAATGAACCTGCGCAAATTAATTTTCACGAACAACGCGTGCTACAAAGCGGGCAGGACGATTACACCAAGAGGCATCATGGTTCATTCCACCGGCGCGAACAACCCGTGGCTGCGGCGTTATGTTGGCCCGGACGACGGTCTGCTGGGGAGAAATAGGCATAACAACCACTGGAACCAGGACAGGCCGGATGGAAGAAGTGTCTGCGTACATGCTTTTATCGGGAGGCTTGCCGACGGCTCGATTGCCACTTACCAGACTTTGCCCTGGAACCATCGCGGCTGGCACTGCGGCAGAGGCGCGAGAGGCTCCGGCAACGACACGCACATTTCCTTTGAGATCTGCGAGGATAACCTGACCGGCGCTGCCTATTTTCGTAAAGTCTACAACGAGGCGGTGGAGCTATGTGTGTATCTATGCAAACTTTATGGGCTAAATGAGCGGGGCATTATCTGCCACTCGGAAGGCCACCAGCTGGGCATCGCCAGTAACCATGCCGACGTGATGCACTGGTTTCCGAAGCACGGTGAGAGCATGGATTCTTTCCGTGCCGCTGTGAGGAAAGGGTTGGCGATAAATGCGGTTCCCGCATCCATTCTGCCTTCCGCGCCGAGTGAAACCATCTACCGTGTCCGCAAAAGTTGGGGTGACGCCAAATCCCAGATAGGCGCGTTCAGGGCGCTGGAGAATGCCAAACGCTGTGCTGACGAAAACCCCAGCTACTTTGTCTTCGACAGCACAGGAACGATCATCTATGGCAGCGCAAGCGGTGCCGCCTACGAAATCTACACGGTAGTAAAGGGCGATTCCCTCTGGGAGATTGCGGCGGCGAAGCTGGGTAGCGGTGCAAGGTATCGAGAAATCAAGGCGCTTAATGGGCTGACCTCGGGGGTGATTATTCCGGGGCAGAAACTTAAAATCCCCAAATAGATGAAAAAATCGCCTGCGGGGCAATATGCTCCACGGGCGATTTTCTCTTTTTATAGGGTTCGAATCCCTCCGATTTTCTGCATATCGGTGGGAGGTAATGTCTATGACGCGAACACCAAAGGAAAAAATTACCCAATTGCGAAGCGAAGGCTTGAGCTATTCAAAGATTGCGGCGGCGATCTCTATATCGGAAAATACGGTGAAATCATTCTGCCGCAGGAACAACCTTGGCGGTATTGCCGCCGCAAACCCTGACAAACAGGACGGACGTTGCTGCCGCCAGTGCGGGAAGGTTCTCTCACCTTCATCTCAATTGAAAACGAAGCGTTTCTGTTCGGATCACTGCCGCATGGCCTGGTGGAACGCCCATCCTGAAGCTGTTAGGCGTAAGGCTATATACAAGCTGACTTGCGCCTTTTGCGGCAGGGAATTCGAAAGCTATGGCAACAAGACACGCAAATACTGCTCCCGCGCCTGCTACGGCAAGTCAAAGGCGGTGTGCCATGAGTAAGGAACGGGCCATCATCCATTACAAGACGGCAATGGCGGTTTTTAGAATTTGGCTTGCCAAGGGTATCATCACCGAGGAAGAACTGACAACAATTGGGGCGCTCATAGCGCAGAAATACGGCCTTTCTCCGCACAGTATATATCGCTAAATGCTTGATATTACCGGCAACTAGAGCGAATATGTCCTAAACGGAAGGAGGCCTTTTATGGAACGAATCATCACACGAACAGCTCCATCGGTTCCATCATTCCCCAAAAGGCTAAAGGTAGCCGCCTATGCGCGGGTATCAAGCGGCAAGGACGCGATGCTTCAATCCCTCGCCGCCCAGGTAAGCTATTACAGCACGTTGATTCAAGGACGACCGGACTGGGAATATGCCGGAGTATATGCCGATGAAGCGCTGACGGGGACGATAGACAACAGGCCTGAGTTCCGGCGCATGCTCGCCGACTGCAGGGACGGCAAAATTGACATGATCATCACCAAGTCCATTTCCCGTTTTGCTAGGAATACCGTTACACTTCTTGAGACTGTGCGGGAGTTAAAACTGCTCGACGTGGATGTATATTTTGAGGAGCAAAACATCCACTCCATCAGCGGAGACGGGGAGCTTATGCTGACCATCCTCGCATCCTACGCACAAGAAGAAAGTCTATCGGCAAGTGAGAACTGTAAATGGCGTATCCGCAAACAGTTTGAAAAAGGTGAACTGGCCAGCCTGCGGTTCATGTTTGGCTACCACATCGTCAAGGGCGAGGTGAAGATCGATCCCGAGCAAGCATCCGTCGTTTACATGATTTTTGAGGACTATAGCGGCGGCATGAGCGGCGGCAAGATTGCACAGAAGCTAAGGGAAATGGGCGTAGCCACGGTTCGCGGCGGAGATTGGAATAGTGAGCGCGTGATCGCCATCCTTAAGAATGAAAAATACACCGGAAAAGCGTTGTTACAGAAAAAGTATGTCGCCGACCATTTGACAAAAAAGCTGGTCTGGAACAAAGGCCAGCTGCCGCAGTATTTGGCAGAGGGCACTCACCCGGCTATCATTGATACGGCAACCTTTGAGAGAGTACAGGCGGTCATGGAAGAGCGGCGCAGGAGCTGCGGCGCAAAGGGCGATACCGGTAGCCGATACCCCTTCAGCGGCATCATCCGGTGCGAAAACTGCGGCAAGAAGTACAAGCGGAAGGTTACCGCCGGGAGGGCAGCCTGGCAGTGTTCCACTTTCTTAAAGGAAGGCAAAGCCGCCTGTCACGCCAAGCAGATACCGGAACGGGTTCTTTATACAACCAGCGCCGAGGTTCTCGGTCAGGAAGAATTTGATGCTGGAATCTTCATAAGAGAAATTTCTGAAATCCGGGTACCTGAGTTCAACATGCTTGTCTTTGTGTTCCGCGATGGCAGGACAACCGAAAAGGCCTGGCAGGACAGGTCGCGCCGCGAAAGCTGGACGGACGAGATGCGCCATGCGGCCAGCCAAAGAGCGAAAGGGGGGCGATAAAATGGCTTCAAGCGTAAGGATAATACCGGCAACCATTCGCCAAAACTCCGCCAATGGTACACATCTGAACACTAAACGAAGGACTGCGGCATATGCCAGGGTTTCCACTGATAGCGAAGAGCAGCTAACCAGCTACGAGGCGCAGGTGGACTACTATACAAAGTACATCAAGGATCGCGCGGACTGGGAGTTTGTACGGGTCTACACCGATGAGGGGATTAGCGCCACGAATACAAAGAAACGTGACGGCTTTAAGCAGATGATTGCCGATGCTCTTGACGGCAAGATTGACCTCATCATCACCAAAAGCGTATCCCGCTTCGCGAGGAACACGGTGGACAGCCTTGTGACAGTGCGCCAGCTAAAGGAAAAAGGAGTGGAGATCTACTTCGAGAAAGAGAACATTTATACGCTGGACAGCAAGGGTGAGCTTCTCATCACGATAATGTCCAGCCTTGCGCAGGAGGAAAGCCGTTCCATCTCCGAGAATGTCACTTGGGGGCAGCGCAAGCGCATGGCGGACGGCAAGGTCAGCCTGCCATACGGCCAATTTCTCGGTTATGAAAAGGGTGAGGACGGCCTGCCGAGGATTGTTGAATCCGAAGCCGAGATTGTACGGATGATATTCCGGCTGTTCATGGAAGGCAAAACACCATCGGCGATTGCCAAGCAGCTCGCTAGCCAAGGCATTCCATCGCCGGCAGGGAAAAAGAGATGGCAGGTCGCCACGGTAAAGAGCATGCTTGGAAATGAGAAATACAAGGGCGATGCCCTTTTGCAAAAAGGCTTTACAGTGGACTTCCTGACTAAAAAGCGGAAAAACAACGAGGGCGAGGTTCCGCAATACTATGTTCAAAACAGCCACCCCGCCATTATCGAGCCGGATGAGTTCGACGCGTTGCAGGCGGAAATCGAGCGGCGCAAGGGTCTCGGCAGGCCATGTGGCTGCGGCAGCCCGTTTTCGGCGAAAATAGTCTGTGGCGATTGCGGAGGGTTTTACGGCTCCAAGGTCTGGGGTTCAAACAGCAAATACCGCCGGGTAATCTGGCGGTGCAATGAGAAGTACAAAAACGATAAGCATTGCCAAACGCCCCATGTCACGGAAGATGATATTAAACAGCGATTCCTGGTAGCGTTCAACACATTGATGGGCGGACGCGAGGAATTATTAGCCAACTGCCGCTTTGCGCAGGAGACTTTATGCGATTGCTCGGCTATTGAGGCGGAGTTAGCAGAAGTACGCCGTGAGATTGAGATTGTTACTGAACTAACAAAAAAAGCAATCTCTGAGAACGCAAGAGTCGCGGTCAGTCAGGAAGAATTCAATGGGCGGCACACCGGATACATGGAGCGGTACCGCAAAGCCTCCGAGCGGCTTGCTGAACTGGATGAGCAACGCCGGGAGCACCAGAACAAGTTCCTGATGCTCGAAACCTTCATTAAGGGTATTGAATCATGCCCAATGGTCTTAGATGAATTTGACGATAAACTGTGGGCGGTGGCGGTTGCGAAGCTTACCATAACGATAAAAGGCAAACTGGTTTATAGATTTAAGGATGGAGCGGAAATTGAGGGATAGTAACACAGCCTGTAAACGGTTTTTTCGGTTTGCTGGCTATGCGACGCATCAGGTCCCCACAGTTCGAAAACCCTCGCAGGTCTTCAAAAAATGAAGTATAATAATATAGTAAGTAATTGGAAGCGGCACGATAAGGTTTTTCTCTGACGGACCGAACTGGGTTAAAGCGTATTGGAGAAAGCAGATTGATGAAGTATGGAGATGGTAAATAATGAGTTTGAAAAAGTGTCCATGTTGTGAAAAAATTACGCTTGACGCAGAATCGCTGTATGAAGTGTGTAGTAACTGCGGATGGGAAGACGATCCAATCCAAAAGGATGATCCTGATTTTCCCGGGGGTGCAAATGAAATGAGTTTGAATCAAGCAAGGAAAGCTTACCGGGAAGGAAGAAGTGTCCAATAA